CTCCTACAGCTGCTACGAATCCGAGCATTGCTGCCCAGCCATTAAATCTTTCTGCTTCTGGTGACATTAGTTTTCTTGGGGGTAATAATTGTATTGGGGGTTCATTTGGGTAGATGTTTTCTCTACCATCTGTATCGGTAGTGATCATTTTTTTTTCTTATAAGGTTTAGCTGTCTTTGCAGATCTTACAAAGTTAGCTTTTGTTGGAGCACCCTTTGATCCGGGTGTTCTCATCTTTTCGCCAGAGCCTGCTTTGATGCGTTTTCTCTTAGCGTGTATGTTTGCGTACAAGCCTCTCTTAGCCATCAGCGTTTCTTGCCTCCGTGTTTGCAGCCACACTTGCTGCTCTTTTTGGTTTTCTTTTTGTATGCCATTAGCATTTCCATCGTCGCATAGCAAGTGCCTTACGTGTAGGCTTGCCGTTCTTTCTCATAGGACCCTTCATGCCTCTAAAGCGAGCACAAAACGAGCGTTTGCGTGGACCACCTCCGGGCTGTGGAGCCTTGAGGTTGGAGCCGGTAGCCCTATTGTATTTTTTTCTACCGGCTGCGGTGAGCCCTCCCTTGCGGCTCTTGTGTTTGCCGATTCTAAGGGAGACGTTTCTTTTTCTTACTTTTTTACGTGCCATTATCCTATTGATAAGGGTGTCTGTCTTCTAACTGTGTCTAAGCCACCACCCATACTTCTTATAAAATTGTTAAAATGAAATAACTCTTCATCTTTAATATCTTTTGTTCGCATGTGCATGTATGGTAGCTGCCTGTATCGTGGAGGAGTAAAGTACCTTGGAGTTACGACACCTCCTTGAAAATCATAAGGGATATTTGCCATGAGTGGATTGATTTGCATAGACTGATTAGCCTGCTCTGTTGGAGGTATAAGTTCACCATGTATTCCTTCATCATAGTTTCCTTCATATATTAATTTGCCATCAATATTCTGAAAGACTCTCCCTGCTGGGTCTACAAAATTACCATTTCCGGTTACTTGATATCCCCTTGTATTAGCTAAATCAATACCTGTATTCCATTTAAACCTTTTTTTAGCATCCTCTATAGTTTGTTTATCTTTTATAAACATTTTAGGGTTGTCGTATGGAGCATTATAGAAAAGTCTAGTAGGTATTTTACCATCCTGATAAGGTGGTAATTCTGCCTTCTTAGGTGCTGGCACATACTTTCGGTCTGGGTCTTCTTTAGGTGGTGCAGTATAAGGTGAACCTCCATCACCTTGACGGAGTTTCGTCAGTATTAAATCTAGATTGTTTTGCTGATTCTGACTTACTCTATTCATTACGTCAGTATAAGCCATGATTAGTACTTTTTCTTAATTTTTTTTTTAGGTTTTTTTGCAGCTTTCGATGCTGCTAACATCCCAGCTGGTGTGTAGGGATATTTTTTTCCATTAACTTTTGGCATTAGAAATCTACGTTTGGTGATCTTGTAAGTTTGTCTATTACATCTTGACGATATGCTGGGTCGCTTTCATATCGTGAGTCACTCATAGCTGTGATGAGTTCTTGTTGACTACGGAACTGATCCGTATTTTGTTTAGGTGCTTTACCTTGTACTACATTACCATCATATCCTACCGCATCATTGTATGCGTAGGCAAGAGATCTAACTGCAAAGAATGCAGCTAGTGGATCTCCTTTAGCCATGACAGCATCAAACATATTAACTTCTGTTTCATTCAGAGTTTTCTGTGCCCAGTCTATCATGTTAGTATAGTTTTTTTGTCCACCTACTACGCCCTGTAGTTGTTGTATCTCTTCATTAGAAAAGTCACGTGCTGGCTCTGCTCCTTCGTTTGCTTGTCTGTAATCTAAGTACATGTTAGCAAGTTCAGTAGAGCTCATCTTACTTATCTCTTCAGTCAGCTCAGGGCTAAACTCTTCTTGCTTTGTTGACTCTTCCCAGATACGATCTAGTATAGTAGGTTCAGCAGACTCTTCTGTCTGCTCAGGTTGTGCTTCTTCAGCTGGTTGGTTAGAGCTAAGTTTTTGTTGCAGCTCAAGATAACCTTTCTCTAGCTCTTCAGCATTTTTATACTTGCCTGCTAGTAGGTTGTCCTGAGCTTCTTGCATCTGCTCACCAACTTTTAGAGAGTCTTGTTCTTCTGCTGAGAGATTGTCAACACTTGTTGTCTCAACATTAGACTCCATAGTTAATGTTTCTGCCATTTATTCTTGTGGTGGTTGTGGTTGTTCTGGAGCCCCCTGTTGTTGTAATAACTGAGGGTTCTTTGTTGGGTCCATTAAAGGTGCTTTCATGAGAGCTGGTGTACCTTCGATTGCAGCCTGCTCTGCTTGTGCAGCGGCAGCTTGCTGTTGCTCTTCTTGTACCTCTTGCATACTCTTCACAAGATTTAATACATCTATACCTTGTGCAGCTGCTAGTCTCTTGATTACCTCTTCTGGGTTTATGTATGTTGTAATAGCTTCTGGTCCCATTGTCTGTGCAATAGTCTGTAAAAAACTACCCAACGCTTGTACATCTTGTCCTCTGCCTAGACTATTTATACCAGCCACGATGATTGGCTTGACCATACCCTTAGGTATACGTGGTATATCTCCAGTCTTCTGGAACACACTAAGCTTTCGGTTCAAATATGGTACTAGAAACTCTACAGTTAACAACCCAAAGAGTCCGCCAAGCTGTTGTTCTAGTTCCATCTGTGTCATGCGTACCTCTTCAGCGGTTGTACGTTCTGACTGCCGAACTGACAGGATTAGGAACGCTTCGTTCAATCGCTTCTCAAGTGTTTGCATGTGCTGCAACGCCGTAGCGAAGTCAGCTGTCTTTCCTACCTGTACGACACCAATGTCATCAGGTCTACCTTGTACGATAGCTCCATTACCAGCTTGTGCTAGTGTTGCAGGCTTGGTAGTACTAGATGGTGATACAGTAAATACAACCTTAGCGGCTGCTGCACTACCTTCTACTATAGCTTGAGACAATGCTTCGAGAGACTTCAGATCTCCGATGAACTGTCCAACTCTACCTCTACCATATGCTTCTCCATCTACTGTATTAAATCGTAGTGGTAGCCATGGTGTACTATCTACTGGTGACTTACCTTGTGACCCCGGTATACGTTTACCGTGTACCTCTTGATACCATACAAATCGGTTGTTGTCTCGTCTGACATGAGTGTATACATCACACTCTTCTTCTTCTGGATCTCCATCTACTAGATTATAGTTCATCTTGTCTGGAGCTATATCTTCGTAGTTAGGAATGAGATCCTTATTGATTCTTTCTTTTGTGACAATTTCAATCACGTCGCCGTTGCCATCTCGTTCTATCACGTAGCGATTAAGAGGATATAACTTCAGTCCTTCTTTACCCATAAAGATAAGAGCATTACCACCTACAACTAGATGTTGTAATGCTTGGTGTATTACTACACGATCATCTGATGCAGCGATAGCGTCAAGAATAGTACGCTCTATCTTTGCAAAGGATAAGTCAAGTTCTGATTTTACTTCCGGACCAAACTGTTCTCCTAACTGAGATTCATCTAGCTGTAGCTTAAAGAAGCTAGTCTGTGGAGGTACGAGAGATAGAGATAGCTTTGATGCTAACGCTACAACTCCTTTAGCCCCTACAGACTGCCAAGGTGTCTTCAGTTGTTTCATACCTTTAGAGTATTCTTCATGTCCTCTAATAAGATATGGTAGTGTAAGTTTAGTTGCGTCTTCTGCTTCGGTCAAAAACTGGGAACGATCACTGGATAAATTATCATACCTAGTTTTAGCTGTCATTAGTAATTAAAATATGATGAGTAGTCTATTGTAGGAGAGCTTGCTCCAAATCTAAATGTAGGATTATACCCTCCAACTAACATAGGATTATATGCCTGAGCATATGCTTGCTGTTGTATCTGTAATAATCTGTTAGGATCTACACCTGACTGTTGAACAGGTGCAGTAGCTGGTGCATTCTGTACCGGTTGATAGTATGGTTGATCTTCAAATAAACTTTGAGTTCCATACACTGTTCTATTATTATTAGGGCTTCTTCTATCCATCCGTGCCAAAGCACCTGCTGGTAAGTTAGGATTATAACCTAAGTATCTACGCTGTGCTTCTTCAGCTACAGTGTTGATCTTCATGTCAGGTAACCTGTTAACTACTGGAATCAAATTTTTAACAAAGTTTATTCCTTTAGCCATCTTAGCACCTTGTGTATCAGCTTCATACATGTCACTAAATCTTAGGTCTCCGCCTTCACTTAACATTCTAGGAGAGGGACCGTCTCTGAATACTCTACCTAATCTATCACTTTCTTCTGCGGATAGACCAAAGTTTAATCCGCCGGTTGTTGTTCCTCTGGCAACAGCTTCCTGACTTGGAGCTCCGAATGACTCAGGTGATTTAATACCGAAGTAACTTGGGACAGGGGTAGCACCTAGTCCGGTTAAGCCTCCGCCGGCTGCTGCTATCATATCACCACCACTGGTCTGGGGTAGGCCGCCCAGTCTATCATGCTCATCTACGGTCATGTTATATTTCTTTTCAAACTCAGGATCACTCAAAAGGAATCTGTCAAGTCTTGATTCTGATGTGCTTTTTTTAAGATTACCCTCCTCATCGTAGTGACTCTTGTCTTGATATTGTTTGTTTATACTAAACCCGGGAATGGTAGCTACATCTTTAGGGGTCTCAAATCTTCCGCCACCTGTGCTAGTTCGTGATATTCCAAGACCGCCACCTCTTGTTGCTTTCATAGCATCAGAAAAGCTAACTCCTCTGTCTGCACTAGAAGCAAAAGGATTGCTCTTCATTGCTCCTTCAAACTGACTGTAGCTCATTCCACTTAAAGGCTTAGTGAACTCCTCCTTCATAGGTCCAACCTTTACACCTTGGGTAGATGGTGATCTGTTTAGTGGGTTAGCAGCTCCGCCAGTTACTCTAGCAAAACCAGCAGCTCCTCCATGTGCTTTCTCGAGAGCTCTTGCTTCAGCTTTAGTGTACTTTGTTTTTGTACCACCAAAGGTTTGTACTCTTTTACCTGTCTCTTTTACAGTCTTCTTAAAGTTTTCGTGACGTTTAGTCGCAGCCTCTTGTACTTTAGTCTTAGTCTTTTTACTTTTGTTTTTCTTTCCTCCACCCATTTGTTTACTCCATTGGTACGGGTTTACTTACGACAGAATAAGATTCATTCCATCCATGTTTTGTTACCATCTTTTTAGCCAAGCCTTTACGACACATAGTAGATATATAATGACAACCTGTATCAGTTGCTATACCTAACAATGACTGTTCAAATAGATCAGCCCATTCATCATAGCCATAGCCAGTTTGAGTAGCCCAAGCATGTACATACAGCTCTTTCTTTTGAGGGTGTACAATCTCTTCAGCTACTAT